ACTTGATCAGAAGTCATAGGCATTTCAGCTCCTACCATTCTCAAGAAACCAGACAAAGTCCTATTTCCGTATCTTTCTACTTCAGCTTCATACAATTCAGGTAGATATTGCTGAGCAAAATCTTTTCCTGAGCCAGTATTAAACTCTAGAAAGTTTGTTTCTAATGCCATTTTCTTTTGCGCTGGCACTATTGACGCAGGGAAACTCCCTCCAGATAAACTCATTTTTTAGTTTTTAGTTTTATTTTTTATTTGTTTTAATTTTCAACTTTGAACTATCTACTCCTGAAACTGCTTTTACTTTAAAACCATTAATAAAAATATCTTCATTGTTTTGTGGACGTGAAGCTGTTTCTATATTTTTTGATTTATTAACTACATCTTTAACAGCATCGGCTTTGCCTTGCTCATAAAAATGTTTAGCTATAGTATCAGCATTTCTAGCAGCATACATGGCTTTGTGATAACCTACATGATCTTCTATTCTTCCTTCTTTGTTTAGGAACTTCCCAACAAATTTTTCTAAGTCAGACTGTTGATCGATTACCTCATCAGTATTGTTTATGTTATACTTGAACTTCGTATCACCTAAGTTAAACTCAAAACCTTTGAAATCCTTAGTAAAATACTCTCTAGTAGTTTTAACAAACTGTTCGTGCTTGTCAGCTGCGAGTTTCTTGTTCTCGTTGTATCTATTGAAAAAGTCCATAGCTTTTTGTTGCTCTTGAGTAACGCCCGGTCTCAACTTGATCTCGTCGTAATATTTACTCTTAGTGCTTTCCAAAAAGTTTTTGGCTTTAGCAATTTCTTCTTTATAAGCAAGTTTCTTTTTCTTTATATCTCGCTCTTCATCTAAATCCTCATCAATTTTAAAACTATCTTCCATTATAAAAGATATTTCTTCATCATTAAGATGTGGTTTAGTGTTTTTATAATATTCTCTTAACAAAGTGTTTTCATCAACTTTTGAATAGTCGGTGTTTAATCTAACATAGTCATTAATATCACCACCTGTTTCTTCCATAAACTCTACTAGTTTTTCAATATTCTCTGGTAGTTGTTTGCTTGAAGCTTCTTGATCTTTAACAGGTTCTTTATGCTCTTCAGTAATTTCTTCTACTTTATCTTCTTGTACCTCTTCTTGTTCTTTTACTTGCTCTATGATAGGCGTTTGTTCTACTTTATTCTCTTGCTTATCTTCTTCTACTTTGTTTTCTGTTAAATCAACCTTTGTTATGTTTTGCTCTAGTTCTTCTTTTGGTTTACTAAAGTCTATTTTTGCAATAGGTTCTTTGTCTATTAATTGTTTAGGTTTATTTTTAATTTTAAAGTCACCTTGTTCTAACACTCCATCCGGAGCTTCTTTTATTTCTTCTGACATAATATAATATAATAGTTAATAATTATGATAATATACCTTCTGGTATAGAATCACTCGCTTGATCACCTGTAGAAAAGTCTATAGGCGGTAAATTCAAATTTCTTTGATTTATCATTTCACTTTGTTGAGTACCCTCAATTTTAGTTCTTTTATCTTTTCGATCTTCAATAAGCTCTTCTTTAGCTACAAGCCTATCTATCTCCATTTGTTTTAATTGTCTATCAAATTCAAACTGAGCTTGCATTAACTCTCTTTTAATTTGACCTTCTTGTCTAGCTTTATTTATTTCAAACTCTGACTTTCCTTTTTCTATTTGCAATGTTGTTTCAGCTAAAGCTTGTTGTTTTTGCATTTCAGCTAAAGCAGATCTTTCACTAGCTTCTGCATTGGCTTGAGCTTGCGCTTGTATATTAGCTTGAGCAGCCGCTTGATCTTGTTGAGCTTTCTTACGTCTTTTTATTTTAAGAACTTGATTAGCTAGTTTTAAATTGTGAATTTGTCTTATTTCTATAGCATCCTCAAGGTTAATGCTATTTGTTTTTAAAGCTGTCTGTATATTTTGCTCTAATATTTGCTTCTCTTCTTCGTCTGGTACCATTTCTAAATATATACCAAACTCAAACAAATTAAGCTTGTACATATCTTCTAATGTGCCTACATTGTAAGAGCTTATGCTAGATCTTAAAGCTTCTCTAGTTAATGGATATTCTAAAGCATCAGATATTCTAAGAGCTATATTCTCGCAAGTCTTAGCACTCAAATATAACGATGCTTGAACTATATGTTTAGTAGCAGTGTTAGAATTAGCAGCAGCTAATTTTTGTAAACCTACTAAAGAGTTTTTGTCAGGAACACTTCCGTCTCTAGCTTCATTTAGCCCGGTTACATCTCTTATCATTTGTAAATAATACTGATAAGTCTGTATAAGACTTTGCATTTTAGCACCACCAGAACTAGTCTGTAATTCTTGTATTGGCACTTTACCAGAGTTCATACCTCCGTCTTGGTTTAATGATCTACCTAATATACTACCAGTTTGGAAGTACATATTTAAAGCTTCAGCTGGATTATAATTAGTGCCATTACCTAAATCAACCTCTGCTAAACCATCAACATCTAAATATACACCATCAGGAACTGTTCTAGCTAAAACCTGTTGAAGCTTTAAATGAGTAAGCTGTATCATATCAGCAAAGCCTGTCATTCTGCTTACTAAACTTTCTATACGACCTTTGTACATTTTAGGTGCACAAATATTGTAACTCATGTTAACTTTAACAAGATTAGAGTCAGGTCTAGTCATATTTCTAGATAGTTCCCACTTTAACATCATTTCATGGCCTAGTATTTTAGCGCCTGAATATAATACTTCAATAGACCTAGAAACTCTATCAAAATTAGAGTTTTCCGGTGGATTAAATGTATCATCTTTCTGTAAAGCTTTTTGTAAACCAGTTGCTGTTTCTTTTATTTTAAATACTTGATCATGATATGTTTTGTATTCAAAATACAATACAGCTATATTGTTACCATCATTTCTACCGTTGAATTGATAATTATAACTTTTACTACCTGGATATTTTTGTATTGTTTCAAGTTCTTCTTCAGTTAAAGCTGGAAACTCTTTTTTAATCTCTGCTAAGTTTATATATTTAACTTCTCCAACATACCATATATCTTGAAAGTTTGGATCTTGAGTGTAAGAGTAAACTAAATTTGCAGGATCTACGTATTCTATAGTAACTCCTTCAGATAAATTGAAATTAGTTTTTACAGCACCTATACCTAATACAACTAAATCTTCAGCTATACGCCTTCTAGTTAAGTCGTATTTATTAAATTCAAGAGTGTTGTTTATAGCTTCTTCTTCTGCTATCTCAATAGACTGTTTGTAAGATAATTGCATATGTACATCGAGCTCTTCTTTATTTTGAGGAAGATCTTCAGGATTAGAAGTAGAATACATATCCATACCCGTAACACCTTTTATTTGCTCTATAAGATCTTGAGCTTGCATGTCTCTCATTATAGTTTCAGCATAGTTAGTTCTTTGTTTTAAAGAACCTGGATCTTGAGCAAAAGCTTTAACTTCGTAAAGTTTGCTATCCATACCATTAACAACTATATCAACAAATTTAGGTATAACTGGCACGGGCTTCCAGTCTAAATTTAAATATGATAAATCACCATTTATAGCTAATTCATCTTTATATTTCTGTACACTTTGCTCTCCTCTAGCATATAACCTTAAGTTTCTAAAATTATTGTAATTATTATTATATCTACCTTGCACGCCAGTTCTAGTGCCAGAAAACCAATCGCCCTCAATTGCTCTACCAACTTGCCTGCCATACTCAATGGAGCTTTTAACTTCTATAGGTACTACCTGATCAGGAAAAGAACTACCGTTATAAGTTTTTATTTGCATTTATTTATCAATTTTAGAAATAATATCATCGTTATTATACTTTTTTATACCTAAGTTAATTTTATTATTAACTCTATTAGGGTTAGGCCTATATTTATTTTTGTTACAAGCCATTATAGCTAGACCAGAACTAATAGAAGCATCATGCTTTGTTCTATTGTTTATATCAAATCTAGCCCAATCTTCTAGAGTCTTTTGAAAATACATATCTCCAGTTTTTTCTTCTGAATAACCAATGTTATCTTCAATATAAGACTCAATAGCAGCGGCATGCGCTTGCTTAATATCTTCACTTGAATTAGGTATTCCACCTATTTCTT